CCCAAACCATAGAGGAAGGCAAAAATGCTGTGGAAAGCGATGTGCAATCATGCTCGCAGTTGAAGCGAGGAAGCGAACCCGCCTTTCCGGTTCCTTCACTCGCCGTGAACAACGGCATGACCATCCGCCAATACGCCGCAATCAAGCTGTGCGTACCTGACAGCGGTCTGCCGTGGCTGGACAAGATGATTGTCCAGTCGAATCGCGAACGGCTTGCAGCAGCGGCGTTGCAGGGCATGTTAGCTGATCCGCAGCGTGAAGGATTGTGTGAGGATTACGCAAAGCACGCATACCTTTGCGCCGACGCAATGCTCAAAGCGAGGGAGGCGAAATGAGAGACTATTTTGGGTTCATAATCCCATGCGTCATCTTGGTTATCTTTGCGTGTGTCGTTTCAAACCTCTGTGGAAGAATGAACGGAATAGATGATATGAGGGAAGCCGCCATCCGCGCTGGCCATGCCGAATGGGTGGCCGACGCGAGCGGTAAGGCGCAGTTCAAATGGAAGGAGTGCAAATGAGCGACACCCCAATATCAGACTCAACACCGCACAACGTAGCCGATCTGGGTATGCAGATCAGGAGGTTGGAGCGACAACTCAACGCAGCCAATAAACTCATCGAGGAAATCGAGACGTCAGGAGTGTACGATGGCCGACCGATTGATAAAACCTATCTCACCATACACTCGGACGTACTTAGTACTATGGTCAGTGAAAAAGCGTACGATCCGCAGGCTACTAAGATCCGCGAGCTACAAGACCGCATCAAGCGGATGGAGGCTGGAGATGCAGCATTGAACTACAGCATTGGCTTGGACCTACAGAAGGAGAATGACGCACTGAAACAGCGCATCAAGCGGCTGGAGGAGGCGGGGGATGAGATGGCTCAAGGGTGTGTAAATAGTTCACGGTTGGCATACCACTGGTGCAAAGCCAAGGATGTTAAGTTATGAAATCTGAACAAAACGAATGGATAAAATGCAATAAACTGAACGCTCTACAAAGCCAAGAAATCATTGCTTTGAAAGCCCGCATCAAGCGGTTGGAGGAGGCGGGTAATGCGTTGCTTTGGTACTTCTGTCCAAAAAACACGGGAGACATCAGTTTCCTGCAATCGGAAGCCATTAAGCAGTGGAACAAAGCCAAGGAGGCCAAGCTGTGAGCTTTAAAGAATGGTGCGGATACATGAAGGAGGAGTGGGAGTTTCATAAGCGACAACCAGAGATGTTCATCGTGTGGGCGACTTACGCATACGGATTGTACATCGCGTTGAAGGAGGACAAGCTGTGAGCATCGAAGAACGAATACTGAACTTCATTGAAGAAGGGTGCGATAAACCTTCTTGGGAAGGAAAAGAACTCCGCGCCATCGCTCTCGAAGTCCGTAAGCGGGAGGATCGGATCAAGCAGTTGGAAGAAATGTACGAAGGAATCCCCGGCGAGCGGCCAGACCTGCTTGGCACAAATGTCATGGGATTGCTCAAGCGAGAATTGATTGGCACTCAGAAGCGGATAAAGCGGTTGGAAGAACTTGGCCACCAACTCCGCGAATGTGCTAGACAGCTTGGATGGACATCAAGTGACGACTCTCGTTGGATTGAGCGAGCAGACGCTATTGTCGAAGCATGGGATAAGGAGGTGAAGCCGTGAACACACAGATCAAAGTGGGCGATACCTGCGAAAAATGCGGCTGGCCAATGACAGAGCAGGAGGACGGAACGCCAATGCATTGTGGCCGAAAATACTATCAAAACGACTACGCATTCTGCCTAGAGAAACAGAATGACAAGGCTCAGCAAGAACTGAAAGCGGCGAATGAATCGTTCAAGAAGCTGAACATACACACTCTCAATCTAGTTGATCGGATCAGGAGACTGGAGGAAGCCCTCCGCCGAATCGCAAATCAGGACTACCGAGGCAATCGTTCGACCGAATCTCAGATAGCCGAAAAGGCGTTGAAACCATGAAACTCATAACCCGACCGATTAAGTGGTCAGTCGTGCCAGACGGAAGTCCACTCTTTGCAGAGTCAGCAACCGAAATCGAAATAGTCGATGAATCCGCAGGAGAGTTCGTAGAAGTATCTCAAAGCATGGAAGGCTATGGGAAGATCGGAATCAATCCATCTGATTGGCCGACGCTTCGAGCCGCAATCGACGCAGCAATGAAGCAGTGTAAGGAGCAAAAACCATGAAAACCAAAAACAAGAAGACAGTCATCACCATCGATTCCGATCTGCATGAAGAGATTCGCAAATACTGCGAAGATAACGGAATCAAAATCGGCTTTCTCGCTACCCAAGCGTTGCGAAAGATGATCGATGGAAAGCGTGTCACGCAAGAACCACGCACTTCATCGGCATCTAACGCTTGACGGCGAAGCCACCCGTGTGGGCGGCACAATACCCTTCGCTCGCTATGAAGCAGTGGGCGGAGGGGCAAATTTCCTAAAACTATGAATCTGAGAGAATACCAAAAGAAAGCAGTAGAGTGGGCAAAAACTAACGACGGCCTGATTATCGCACCGGCTGGCAGCGGCAAGACATGGATTGCTGCGAGCATTATCCAGCATTACCACGAATTATATCCTAACATGTGGTTTGGCTGGCTTGCTCCAACACGCGAGACATGCCAGCAAGCGCGCACATCGTTGAGAGTCGCGGGAATTGCAGACAGCATCGTAGACGTTCGTTGTCCGCATGAATCGGTAGACTTCAGCGAGAAGAACCTTCTTATAGTGGACGAAGCGAAGCACAGCCCTGCCGCTGGATGGCGTCGCATCATCGCGTCCTGTAACGGGCTGCACTACGGATTCGACGCTACGCCGTGGGGCGACGATCCAGACCGGAACACGGTGACACGAAATCTTTTCTACAACCGCACCTACGAAATCAAGCGAAGCGACATCGGCGATTCATTGGCCGACGCTTATCTCCACCTCTCCGACGCCACCGATCTGAACCTCAAGCAGAAGATCGACGACAACATCGACCGGCTGTTCACGACAAGACGGCGGTACATGCGGATAAGTGACGACGAATTAAAACGCATGTGCGCCTGGGAATCGCTAGTGGACATCGGTATCTGCCAGAATGATGCGCGCAATCAGTACGCCATCGACTACGCGATAGAACACCTCGACATGCAGACGCTCATCCTCATCCCGCGCATCACGCTTGGCGAGGAATACGAAGCTGCCATTCCACGTTCGCTCCTCGTCCATTCGAAGATCGGCAAGAAGCAGCGCAAGGCAGCGATGGAAGAGTTCAAGGCAGGTAATCTTCGAACCATGATTGCCACATCATTGGCCGACGAAGGACTCGATCTGCCGAATGTCGAGCTTCTGATCATGGTCAGCGGAGGGCGGTCATCGCAGAAGACGATCCAGCGAGCGAGCCGCGCATTACGGAAAACAGATTCCAAAAACTGTGCGACAATCGTGGACTTTTCTGACAAGTTCCACCCCATCGGAGCATACCACGCAAAGAAGCGAATGGAGTGCTACCGTCAACTAGGTTGCGTTTTCCAATGAGTGCATCAAATACGACAGCAAATGATACTGCCACGCCCACCGAGAACGTAGTTTATCTGATCGGAGAACTACGAGGCATCAGCCGACAGACAGAAACCAAGAGCGGAGCATTGATGGTCCGACGGGTCATCTCAATCGCTCGGCATTGGACGGATGCAGATGGCCGATTCCACGAAGACTTCGATGAGTTCGAGCTGTCATCGTGGGGTCAAGTGGCTGAGAAGATTATGGAAGTCGCCAATGGCGCGCTGGTGCGTGTCAAAGGCCGTGTAAAGGTCGAGAAATGGAGCGAGGACGGAGCAACAAAATCAGCGGTTCGAATCGCAGCAGAACAAGTAACAATCCTGTGCTATTAACAACATGAAAACAAATACTTACGTCCCATTGAACGGACACATTCCGAATGCAGTAGTTGAGGAGGTTTTGCAAGACCTCAAAGGTGGAAAGACATATCGACAAATTGTTGAAGACTACGCTGTCAGCCTTGGATGGATTTCGAAGGTGAAGCGCGGTCAGATCAGGAGGAATCAATGAAAACAAATCAATCAATCGTAGCGGTCGATCCTGGCGTTGGCGGAGGATTAGCCGTGAACACGAATCATGGCATTTTCCTTTTCTCGATGCCTGAGTCATTGCCCGACATGGCCAAACTACTAATGGAGTTCAAATTAGCAGATAGCCATCTCTGGGTCGAAAAGGTTCCTAAGTTCGTGAGCAAGCTCACATCGTCCGCGAGCATGGCGACGCTCCATGAGAACTACGGCATCATTCAGGGTCTTGGCTACGCTCAAGGCTACGCGCTGCATCGAGTCGAGCCGAAGGTCTGGCAGGAACCGCTTGGTTTAGGCGGACGCAAATCCTGTGCGACAGGGCCAGAATGGAAGCGTAAGCTGAGGTCTAAGGCGCAGGAACTCTATCCGAACCTTGAAGTCACCTTGAGCAACTGTGATGCGCTTCTGATCCTTCACTATGCCCTAGGAGGCGGAAGGTAATTCACCGATGAATTCTTCGATAACCGCACTTCCAAACATGCGTTGAAACGATGCGCGAGATTCGAATTATCTCCTCCTCTTCGTACTCAGGTTTAGCCAAGTGAAGCAACTCATGGATCAGCGTATCGATCCGTTCCTTTTCAGATTGCCGAGGATCTATCTCGATCAGGTTCTCGCCTTGAAAAGCCTGACCATAAGCCTTTATCCGACCTAGCCTTTTTTCAACGACTTTGATCCTCATGGCGTTTCAATCGTCGTCATCATCAAACACCAAGTGCCAGATAAAAATGAGCGAACAAACAAAACTGTTAGCAGAAGAAACCGACATCGCAACACTGCGGAATGCCATCGAAGAATACCAATTCTTGGCCAAGGTTCTCTTCAAGACTGTCGGCTGCAATTGTGGCGGGGGGGAAGACCTCTGTTACCACTGCGGCCAAGCCGAGCAACAATACAAACACATAACCGAGATATACAAATGACCAACCTCAACAAACCCGCAACGATCCGTGTGGCAGATGCCGATGAAACACCAATCCGAATCGACTTCGATTACTTCGATCAGAAGTACAAGGAATGGCTCATTCGCCGTGGATTCGGCGATGAAATTGGCGGAGCATTCGGAATGAAACGGCCCAATAAACGACGCGGCAAACGGACTCTACCCGATGAACTCTGAAATCACGCGACAACAGTTGTTGAAGGAAGCCCCTCAGTTGATTGAGTATGCCATCCTCCGTGGATGGATGAGCAAGCCGAAGCCTCAGCGAAACCCAGACGGTGTCTGGCATGCGAGCGGTTCCGGTCATCTCGACAACGCTTCCGAAGATGAGATACAAGAACTTAGGAAACAGCTCGGTGCAGGTTGAACTCCTCTCCGACGACGTAGAGATACGAATCGGAGAAACCAAGTGGTCGGGAGTTGTCTACATGCGGGAAGGCAAACGAAAGCTCTACGTTCGAACGAAGGCTGAATTCAATGCCAAGTTCGTCCTGCTAGATGCGAAGCCCTAAACATTACATCGCCGCACAAGAGCAGCTCTTTGCGAAGTTCAAGTCTCGCTCCATACCCATTCAACAATGGAGCAAGTACCTGATGACTCCCAAAGAGCTTGCTCTCCTTTTTCAGAAGCTAGAGAAATCAAATTCTGTTCTTCAAGAGATAGCCACGACTGACCTTGGCAAGTCTGGAGAACTCGCGAGAAAACAACTTGGAATCGAATGAGCAATTCAAATATCGACCGTGCAAGAGCATGGCTTCGCAACACCCCCGGCGCCGTCAGCGGCCAAGGCGGTCATAACGCAACCTTCGCAGTAGCTACCGCTCTCGTTCACGGCTTTGAGCTGTCGCGAGGATCTGCCGAAGATCTGCTCGCCGAATACAATGCGAAGTGCGTTCCACCGTGGAAGACCAACGAATTGGCCCACAAGGTGAATCAGGCGATGAATGTAGCGCACGACAAGCCGAAGGGATGGCTTCTCTCAGCACAGAGCGGAACGCCCGTATCAACGACCGGCAAGTTCGTCGTCCAGAAGATCCAAGCAATTCCGCAACCGGAATCCCGATTTACAACTATCGACTTTCTCAAAGCCTGCTTCGAGCAGGATGAAGTTGTATGCATCTGCAACGACATCATCTGCGACGAGGAAGGTAAAGGTAGGCCAGCGTCCAAGGGTACGTTCCTCAAGCGCGACGAATGGATTGAGAAACACTTCACGCCGCCCATCAGTGGCATGTGGACGAGCGATGAGAGCCGTGGCGCATACGTCCGCATCAATCCGTGCTTGGATGAGACAGGATCGGATTCCGGTGTATCAGCATTCCGCCATGTGCTGGTCGAGATGGACGAGAAGACGAAGGACGAGCAATGGACGATCCTGAAGGATTCGAAGCTGCCGCTATCGGTCGTCATTGATTCCGGCGGCAAGAGCTTGCACGGCTGGGTGCGCGTCGAAGCGGCGAACAAGGAAGAATGGAACGAGCGTCGCGACGTTGTTTATCGCCATCTGGAAGCTCTCGGCATCGATCCGAAGAACAAGAACGCGAGCAGGTTCAGTCGCCTTGCAGGTGTGATGCGCGATGGCAAGGAGCAGAGGCTTGTCGCCATCAATGTGGGCGTCGTGAACTGGGATGCGTTCACGGACTATCTGGAGTCTCAGGACATGCCTCAGGAGTTCACGCTCCAGAGCATCATCGATTACGATCCTGAGAATGACCCTGACAACCTGATCGGCGACAGATGGATTCGGCGCGGTTCATCGGTTCTCTTTGTCGGGCAAAGCGGATGCGGCAAAAGCTCGATGGCGTTCTATCAAGGACTGAGGTGGGCCATTGGTTCGGATTGGTTCGGTTGTCAGCCGGTACGACCGCTTAAGGTGGCCTACGTTCAAGCTGAGAACGACATTGCCGATCAGCATGATGCACTGAAGGGAGCCGCGCAGATGGTCTTTGGAAGCGATTGGCAGAATGGATTGCGTCGTGCAGACATGCTGTTCTTTCGCGAGGCAGTTCGAACCGGCGTAGATTTCACGACCATGCTGCGTCGTCTCATCCGAAAGACGAAAGTAGACATTGTCTACATCGACCCTCTGCTCTCTTACATTGGCGGCAATCCATCGGACATCGAGGTCTGCGCGAACTTCACGCGGCATCTGCTCCAGCCGATTATGATGGAGACGGGTGTCGTCATCGTACTGGTTCATCACTTCCCCAAGCCGAAGGGTAAAGACGACAAACCGGAGAGCGTGGCAGATATGGCCTACTCAGGATTCGGATCGTCTGACCTGACCAACTGGGCGAGAGAAGTAATTGTGTTGAAGGAGGTCGGATTCAATCAGCCACGACGCTTCATGCTCGGAATGGCGAAGCGCGGAGACAGGTCAGGACTGAAGGACAAGAACGGAAACAAAACCGGCTCCATTGTCATCCAGCGAGGTGTAGGAACCATATCCTGGGACTACGCACCGCCTGAAGTATTCGTAGTCGATAAGGCGGCAGCTAAGAAGCCGTGGGGCGGACGACCTAGGCGTTAGCTACCAAGCTCGGCAACTCCAGTGCCGAGGCGTCGTCTTGTCCGTCGCTGTCGCACAGTTATGCCGCGCACGGAAGTTCTTACGACGCTCGGGATTCGACTTCTTGATCGTCATGTTCGCATCACCGAATCGAACTTTGATGACGTTGCCGTTGTCGTTCTTAACGTAGACAGCACTCTTCTTCCGCTCACCCGGCGTGTAGAATGGCTTGTTCAACGTCACCTTCTTGCCCTGATAGGTATTACCT